CGGATAGACTCATACAAGATCTAATAAATGAAATTCCAAGAGATTGGAAATTCGATTTAGATGACCTTGATGAACCTAAAATTGAGTTCAAATCTTCTAATGGACCAAATGGTCAGGCTACTTTAGCCTCTGCGTTAGACGCAGCATCATTAGATGACACCCTATTCGACAGCATTATTGCAATTGCTGAAGACCAAGGGGGAGACGACTTTGTCGAAACCCTCGAGGAACTTAGGGAGTATAGTCACTGTGAAGAGAAGGATCGCCACTCCCGACTCGGATTAACATCCGAAGGGGGCGGTAAGACCCGAATCTTCGCAATGTGTGACTATTGGACTCAACAAGTATTGAAGCCATTGCATCACCTTCTAGCAGCCAAGCTAAAGCTGATAGAATCAGACTGTACCTTTAATCAAGGTAAAGGGGTACCTGTTTTAAAACAGTGGACCCTAGATCGTTCAGATTTATTCTGTTTTGACCTATCTGGAGCATCTGACAGGATTCCAGCAGTTCTCCAAAGAGAAATGCTATCCTCCATGTGCGGTGATTCGCAATATGCTAATCAATGGTATAACTTAGTGACTAACCGAACCTTCCATTATAAGGGTAAAACCTTTAAATGGGAAGTAGGTCAACCACTAGGCGCTTATTCATCCTGGCCAGCTTTTACACTGGCTCACCATCTCATGGTGTTACTCGCTGCTAAGCGAGCAGGTACCAAAGCCGAGTATTTCATGCTCGGTGATGATATTGTGATTGCCGGTGAGGCAACCGCAAATGAATATAAAATTATCCTAAACCAATTAGGTATAGAGATAAATTACAGCAAGTCAATGATTGGAAAATCAATTGAGTTTGCTAAGCGGCACTTCTTCCAAGGAAAGGAAGTTAGTGCTATACCGATTGGTCTGACTGACTCACTTATCCGGGATCCAATCCTGGTAAGTGAATATGTCAACCAGTTACAAGAACGTTCATCGCTTGAAAGCCATGACATCTCTGTCAATTCTTTTCTAGAAGAATTGTCAAGTGTTACTCGACAACCGTTCAAGAAATTAAGAACATTAGTTGAGAACCCGATAACGGGTCGGCTTCCTGTCCATGCCTATCCTCTGGATAGGGTAACGGCAGATGAGTTATGTTGGCCAGTGTACGAGCAAACGCTCTATGACACCCTCTACTCGGTAATAAAATATCGTTACCTTGTAGACCAATATTCTAGTCTTCAAAGGGGACGAGAAAAATATTCTCAATCCCTAAGGAAGATTCAGCTACCGGGAATTGATCCGGATTACTCTGAGCTACATCCAATTTGGATCGCTCTACCAGACAGGTATAATGACCTGGCCTCATTGGCACACCGAGAAATCGGTAAGTTCTGGTCTCGGGTTGAAATAAACCGAGGAGTATTGCCCAAGGTGTTTAAGCCTTCAGTCGAGGATTTAACTCCAAGACATTATGAAAGGATTAAGCACAATGCGCG